TGAATAGAGTCTCTAGCAATACATCCAATAGAACCTACTGTGTCACTTATCTGGAGCGTTGCAGGGGTTGTTGCACCAGAGTAAACAAGAATCTGTCGTTTACCAAAGATAAACAAGAAATCATTGTGTGCCGCCAATCCCATGATCTCATCAGAACCATTAGGCCATACACGAGACACATCTAAAGTACCAGTAGTACCACCCCCCCATACATGACCTGCAATCAGATCAGAGAAAGTAATCGTTACTTTGTTAGTAGATGTATTGGCAACCCACAAACGACCAAAAGCAGAAATACAGATGTTTGCTTGAGGAACAGTACCTACATAACCAGTCTTCTCAGAAACTCTGCGATAAGTGGTAGTACTCACCGCTGGGTCGTAAATCAATGGATCGTGTCCAGCTTGGAAGAAATAAGTGATTCCATTCAAAGAAGCACAATGCCAGTTACTAGCACTAATGGTAGGAGCAGAACCACCACCACCATAGGTCAACTCAGTTACAGCATTGGAAGTACCAAGTTTGAACAACTTATTGTTGCCAGCAAACAACACAGTCAATGTGCCATCAATCTGCACTAACTCATGGATAACAGTTACATCGTTAGACCCAAGGTTCCCAGATGAAGAATTAACCAATGTATAACCCTTGCGAGCACCAATACGTCCATACTGGTCAATCACGCAATTAGAAGCAACCAAAGCAAAGCCAGAAGACAAATCCAATGGAGAGTCTTGCGTATTCAGACCATAAAAGCCTGGTGCGCTTACACTGTTACTTTGTAGTGGAGCTGCCATTACACTGCCTCAAATACTTGTTCTTCAGGATAACGTGTGCTCTCTGTTGCAATGGCATCAGACAACATACCTCTAAAGAGCGCATAAGCCTCAGAAGAGCTAGTACCACCATCTTCACCACGCTCAATCAAAGCACGTGCATAAGCACTCTGAGTCACCAAATAATCTAAAACCTTGACAGAAGTGCCATCAGAAGTCAAAGCCGCTTGTGGAATGATCACATCAAACAAAATAGTGAAGACACCATTAGGAATTGGATACAAGTCAATCTTTGTATCACCACTGCCATCTACACCATTAAAACAGTACTCAGATGGGATTCCTTGAACTGGAGTCACAAAGTTCAACTTGCGATTCATACTGGTAAAAGGAATGTCATCCATCACAACATTGCTAGTTGTATTCAAGGAGTCCATTACACGAAACTTCTGACCAGAACCAGTCAAAGAATATGAATGTGTGCCACCAGTAGTAGTTACTGTGATGGTTTGAGACAAGCAATTCCAAGTGTAGGAATCTTCAATTTGTCGCTTGGCATCATTGACAAACTTGCCAATCAAAGCAGAATATGTTGTCTCTGAAACAGTAGAAACATTAGTCTCACGCAAACGAGTGAGTACATCATTGACAAGCTCTAAGTAGGTCATGTTCTTTGCGCTCCTGAAACCTCAAATGTGGCAATAAAACTAAAGGCACTTCCAGCTTCAGTCGTAATTTGAATCTTATCGCCTTCTTCTAAAACAATATAAGCATTGCCATCAAATTGAAGGTATGCTTTTGAAGTAAAGTTGTATTCAGTCAGGATGTCGTAGGAAGTGGCGGCACTTGCATCATTCCACGCCACAGTAATATGCTTTGTAGATCCACCTGTGTTGTGGATGTACATGACTGTAAATTTGGCGTAGTAACCCGTAGGAACTGTATAAACAGTAGTCAATACTGCCGCAGTAGGGCTAACTCCAACAGATACTGGTCTCATTTGTTCCTCTTAGAGATCGCCTTGGCTTTAGCCTTAGCGTCTTCCTTGGACGTTGCGCCCCAAGCTCTAAGAGAAAGTAAAAGTCGGGTAGGCTTTCCATCTTTCATCTCAGCGCCAGGCATATTGCCCATTCTAGATAAAAAGGAGGCCCTTGCAGGGTTGTCACCTGATGACAATGGTGACCTTAATTTGCCACCAGTTTCTTTATTATACGATGCTCTTCCCTTGGCATTCAAGCCCCCTTTCGGGTTTTGGCCTTCTTTTCTTTGCCAAGCAGGAGTCTTCATTTCTTTTTAGCAGTCTTAGCTGCTTGCTTGAAGTCCTTTGCAGTAGGAGCACCTTTAGAACCAACCTTACGCATCTTTTCACCAGAACCAGCCTTTATGCGCTCTCTCTTTTTTGCAATGTTAGCGTAGAGACCTTGTTTCATTTCTTGACCTTCCTAGCCTGAGATAAAGCAATGGCAAGAGCCTGTTTAGGCTTCTTGACAATAGGGCCACCTTTGCCAGAGTTAAGCGTTCCCGCCTTGAACTCTCGCATGACCTTAGAGATTTTGGCCTCTGCTTTGGTCTTTTTCATTTGCTACGGCCTGATTTCTTCATCATATTGGTGGCAGTACGGCTACCACGAACAGGCATAGACTTAGGCTTACCAACAGCAATCATAATGGTTACAGGCATACCTTTAGCCTTCTTAGGTGTCTTAGAACTGGTCATTTTTGGGGATTTGCCGTACATGATTTCACCTTACTAGTTTAGTTGCAACAAAAGAAATAATACCGCCAACAACAGAGGCGATAGCCATACCTACAAAGAAACCACCTTTAGACTTGTTTGCCATCTCTAAAAGGGCTTTAATATCTTCACGCATTGCATGAACTTCTGTTTGCAAAGCCTGAACTTGGGCTTCTAATCTGCCAAACTCTCGTGGATCAATATCAGACATTTGCTACTTTCTTTGGTCTACCTAGCTTCTTGACAGGAGTAGGAGGTGATAGAACTACTGGTTTTTCAAAGGACTCTTTTTCTTCTCCATCAATTCTGACATATCCTGCATGACCTTTCATGCTGTCAATATCGTGCTGATGAACAAAAGTTACTGTTTGACCGCTTGCTAAACACCGAAAGGTTGCCATAAAAATCCTTTGAAAAAGGGGGTTATTAGCCCCCTTTAGTTTTAGACCATACGGGCTACAACAACACGAAGTGTCGAAGAAGCCAAGTCTGCTGTAGATCCAGACTCATTCTGAATACGGAACTTGACTGTGTTTGCTGCAGAAACATAACCTGTTACTGTCAAACCAACCAAGTCCACACCCAGAGATGCGCCAATTACCATATCACCCAAGGCCACGCCAGGGATTGTGATGTCGTCAGTCTCGCCAGCGCCATCGACCAATGATCCAGCGTCCAAAGTAGCACGAACTACCCATGTATCGCTGAAAAGGCCACGGAACTGATCGTTACCTCTACGAACTGTTACTGCTGATGCGGTTGCCATAATAAAGCTCCTAATTAAGTTTAAAAAGTCCCCCCACCATTACGGCAGGGGGCGCAACTGCAATTAGGCTGGTACTGCCAAGGCAAAAGCACCAGAAGCGTTAGCAGCAGAGCTAGTAGCGTTAGTGCGCAGAGCCTTCACGCCATACAGAGTGTCAGCAGTAAACAATGTACCGAGGTACTCTTGCTTGTACTGAGTCTGTGAACGGATGCCCAACTGCTCAACCAACACCATAGAGTCTTTATGACCCATCAAGCAAATGCGGTCAGCACCAGAAGAGCCAGCACCGAAGTCAGCATTGGAAGATGCAAACACAGCCATGCCGTACAGTTGACCGATTTCACCATTGCGGATCGCATCGCCATTACCAATGAAGGCTTGCTCGGTATAACGAGCCAGACCCATCAAAGTATTACGGCTTGAAGGAGGAATCAGGAAGAAACGACCATCCATAGGAATGTCGTTGTCGTCCAAACGCTGAATGGTGCGACGAATAGCGGCATCAGTCAAAGCGGCAGCGTTAGAAGATGTGCTGTTGTAAGCAGTAGTACCATCAGAGCCAACAAAGGCTTTGGTAGTAGTGTTGCTAGTAGCATAGTCATCAGTACCAACTGTAGCGCCATTGAAAGCACGACCCAATTGAACCAAGTCAGTGTCGATGCGTTTAGCCAAAGCATAACCAGCGTCTTCTGTATAGAAAGAACGCAGTGATGTCAGGGCTTGAACTTCAACGATGTCTTCGATCAAACGTGAGTACTCATAGTGCTTGTTGATCAACACTTGAATGTTGGTGTCGCTCTCAGCAATCAAAGTCACGGCATCAGTAGCGGCTTTCAAAGAGGCATTGCCACGAGCTGGGCTAGGAATGTTGATGGTGTCACCCTTTTTGCCTTTGAAAGACATCTTCTTGACCAAATTAGCCAAAACGAGGTTCTTTTTATAGGCGGCAACAATTTCATCACTCCAAATTTCTGGAATGAAGTTAGCTGCGGATGTAGTGGTTACACTATTTGTGGGGGAAAAGGCGGTATTTGCCATAATTAAATCTCCAATAAGTTAAGTTTACTTAACACGACCTTCTGAATACGCTTGCATGATTTCATCTGAAAGCGCCTCATAACGAGTCGGGTCTTGCATTTTCAGCCGAATAAGGTCAGCCCTACGATAAACCCTCTTTGATGATTCCCCAGAGCCACCTACATCAACCCCAACTGCTTTCAAATTCTGCTTACGAGTTGCTTCACCAGCGGTACTCATTTGCTTTTGTTTGACAGAGCGAAGTTCTTTGTAGGTAGATAACAGTTCATTGGCTGAATCATAGTCAAATTCTGCATCAGCACGTTTGAACAAGTCAATGCGTACAGGGCTAGATTTAACCCAATTTGCAAAGTCCTCATTTTTAGCAATATCGCCAAAATCAGGATGTTCTTGCGCTAACTTTTGCTGAATTTGCGCCCTTTTCATCTCTAGCATGGCTTGCCTTGCCGCAATGATGTCAGGGTGACTATCAACAGTCTTTTGAACTGCCATCTGTGGATTCTCAAAGAAATCTACTTCAGGCTCAACATCTCTAGTTTGCTGCTGTTGTTGTTTAACAGTGAGGTTCTGCCTAATGAGTTCATCAGCGAGCTTTCGGACTTCTCCGACCTCTTGCGCTTGCTTACCAATTAGCTTTTCAGCCTCTTGGTGCATACGCACGACTTCATCCAAACTTTTATCCCGATATTTTTCGGGGAGTTCTGGCCTCTGTTGTTGCTCTACCGCTTCAAGTTCATTTGGCTCTTCATCAATCAACATACTTTTTCCTTTTTCCTGCCGCTTTCGGTTGTAGGAGATTCAACTCGGCATAATTGCTTATGAGTTGAGTTTGCGTTCAGAATTCAACTTGTCGACATGGCTCTTTCCAAATTTGGCATAAGCCGATGGAAAAGAACCAGACCATCCTTCAAGTCGAAACGCTGGCGCAGATAATGAGCGTGTTGCATTTGCACCACATTCACACATTAGACCCGTTGCCTCATAATCAACGAATCTCTCTGTTTTGTGTCCGTTTTCACAGACATAATCATAAAATTTCTTCATATGCTCTCTCGCTGATCTCTTTAAGATTTTTCAGCCAAGTAAGTATAGATAGCTCACCTTTTTTGAATTGTAGGTCTTTTTCTGTATCTATCGTTGATATATTATTTATAGAGGCAATGATTTTGTCAATATCTTCAATTAAATCTTTCCACCCTTCGTGAGACATCATCTCAAAACGTGCTTCGTAGTACTTTTGAAGTTCTTGATTCATAACTATAATTGACTATAAATTAAAAGGTATACCATTGAGTAGCAGTTGAAGCAAACAACTCAATAGTCAGACCTGCAACCAAAGAATAAGCCGCATTAGCACCAAGTGCATTGATTTGTCCACCAGTTGCAGGGTAAATCTTCAATGTATCAAGGGCATCGGTGTTACGCACTAAGATACGCATACCAGCCACAGCGGTTGGAAGTCTTACACCATCAGCTGCTGCCGCAACAACAGTTACGTTATTGATGTTTGAAACTAAGGCTGTTGCATTTGCTTGGGTAGAACCAGCCGCAGATACTGCCGCACTAATACTGTCAATCACTAATCCGCTTAGTGTGGTTGTACTTGTTGCTCCAGATACAGCAGAACCAATAGATATGGTGGTAGTAGAACCAGATACACCAGTAGTACCAATGTTTATTGTCTTGGTCGAGCCGCTTGCGGTTGCACCAGCACCTAAAGAAACAGTCTGTGATGATGTTGATGTAGCAAGCGATGTAGTTCCGCTTGATGACAATCCGTTTGCTGCAACAGTACCGCCAGCAGTAATTGCACCTTGAACAGTCAACGCACCATCAACATAAGCGTTTGAGCCAGCAACTAGGTTTCCATTTACTGATAACTGCCCATCAATGTATAACTTTTCTGTGTCAATCTCTAACGAGTTTGTTTCTGTGTTGTATTGATAAACAGTGTCGGTACTAGTGCCAACAATGTAAACACGATTTGCCGCTGTAGAGTCAATGAACATTCCAGCGGGATTTGTTTCTTGAAACCCAACAAAAAAATTATTGGCTGGAGATGCGGTTGAAATGTCCCACGCAGTACCAAGTGTGTATTCCCAAATGTCATCGCCAGTTGTTCCTGCAACCCACATCTTTGTGCCGTCTGCGCTCAAATTGACTTGAGTTGGGCCAGATTCTTGCGTGGAAACGTTGTATGACTTATTGGCATACGAAGCAGTAGAAATATCCCATTCTGTGCCAAGTGTGTACTGAAACACTGTATCGGTTGTGGTGCCAACCATATACATGGTCAGTCCATCTGGCTTAAACCACAAACCATTTGGCGTTGCTTCCTGCGTTGTAACGCTAAAAGACTTGCTGGCGTATGAGGCTGTCGAAATGTCCCATGCAATTGTAAGCGTGTACTGATACACAGTATCGGTTGCGCCTCCAAGCACAAACATTGTCAATCCGTCAGGTTTGAAGAAAATATCTGTCGGCCCAGTGTCTTGTGCTGATGTCGAAAACACGCGCACATAGGACGCTGTTGACACATTCCAAGCAGTTGAAAGCGTGTATTGGTTTACGTCATCGCCAGTCGTGCCGTTGACGTACAGGTTCAAACCATCAGGACTAAAAAACAAACCATTAGGGTTTGATTCTTCTGCTGAGACTGACTTGCTTAAATTTGAATAAATCCAGCCAGTGATGGTGGTGTTCTCTAGCAGAGTTGTCTCACCCGTTGCTGTTGTTACGGCAACTTCTGTAAACTTTCCTGTGGATGGGGTTGTTGCACCAATAGGAGTTCCATCTATTGAACCACCAGTAATGTCAGCAATTGCTGTATTAGTAGACATGGTGCTAATGACTTTGATCTTTTCAGCCAAATCACTAGCAACTACTTCACCAACATTGATCTCTCTTCCAGTAGACAAAGTGATAATCAATGAGCCATCAAAGTCAATCTTTGCATCGGTTACAGATACGCCATCTTCACCATCTTGTCCATTCTGACCATCTTTGCCATCACGACCATCTCTGCCATTAACGCCATCTCGACCAGGCACACCATCAAGACCTCTGTCTCCTTTGTCACCTTTTTCAGGAACAATAGACTTTGCAATCTCTAGTTGGTCATTGACCTTCTTTTCCATCACCTTGATGGCTTCGACAATCAACTCAACATTGTCATTAACGGCTTGTTCCTCATTGTTACGCATCGCAATGAGAGTTTCTTCCATCTGATTGATGGCGGCTAGTTTTTCATCAAAAGACGAATCTCCCGACTCAATGCTTTGGATCAACTCTTT